GCTTGTGTAAGATACTCGCAATGGAAATCATTGCGAATACAACACTCTGCACAGGAAACGTTGTTGCATTACCCATACCTGCGAACTTCGTGAGACTTCGCGCCGGTTTTTTGTCGGCGCTAACCTCTACGGAGCGGAACCTAAAAAGCTTCTCCAAAAAAGCTTCGTGTCTGTGAAACACGAGTTTTACGACCTCGCAAGAGAGTCGATCACTCGCGCTGCTCAGATCCAAGGTTGCCCATTCACCGGTAAGGGAGCCAACTTCTGCCAAATATTGATTTGGCAGTTGGTGGCTGAGGACTAAGACTTGCCTAAGAATTTGGCATTGCTCGATTTCTCGACGCAATCCATCATTCAGGCCCTGTTGAGCAAATTGGAGCACAACAGGTTCTATGGTGATAGTTCGACGTGAAGTCGAATTCTTCGCCACAGAGATAAGCTTAGCCCTCCCTCTCGGGACAGACGGTTGTGCATCTCTCATTTCGGAGTTGAATCGCTCGGGCGAACTTAGCCCAAACAAATCAATCCCTAGGCCAGAAAGGTCGTCTGTAGAACACAGACTATCCCATATGGCTCTCCACTTGGAGTTTGAGAGATGTCCCTCAGCAACCGCCCCCGGCCCGTGCTTAAGACCGTATTCCGAATCGAGTTCAAGATTTGGAAGTATAGTCTGACAGCACATCTTCAGAAAGTGACTTCGAGTGTCGTCGAATTTAATTCCGACTAGCTCGTCGTCAGTACTGAAGAATTTGGTCTTTGCCTTTATGTCTAAGGCATCGGTGCTTTCCTCCGATAGACCAAATTTCTTAAACAAGTAGAGGATCTGCCGTACACTTTTAATGCACGACATGTCATAGTCTTGCTTAAGATGACCGGTAGATTCATCAAACACTCTTGAGACAATACCCGAAAGGAATTTCGGGATTTGTCGTCCTCGGTTTCTCGCGAAACCGGGAATATGCTCAAGACACCTTCTGGCGAGCCCTCTGTCGAAGGCTAACCCGAAGGCAGGGAGTGCATTAGTAAGGAAACTAATGCCCTCGTGTTTGAGTCTATGCTCGATCGTAAGAAGATCACGATCGAGGCCACTCAAGTCAGGATCAAACCTCTTCACGTCTGTAAAGAGGCTTGAGATGATGCATAGCGGTCTGTTAGCCATCACGGAATAACTCCGAAAATGGAACCGTAACAGATGCTTGCTTAGTTCGACTACTCTATCGGTTTGAGCATGTCTAAACGCGCAAACCGATCGAATTCTTCTTCCCAGCGC